CCAGTTAATAATGCTATGCGAGCAGTAGATCCACTTGCAGGTCGACGTCCGCGTCGTCAATTGGATCATGCACAAGTATATCAAATGTTAGATGCAGGCAAAGATAGAAAAGAAATTTCCAAGTTATTGGACTTTCCTACAGAAAACATTGATTATGTGATCAAGAAATGGCGTGCAGGCTTGCCGCTGTATGAGAAGTTTCAAAAGCCTAGAATTGATGCCAAGGCCCTGATGAAAGATTTTCGTGGCGGTGCTACACCAAAACAACTGGCTGACCAATACAACACTGCCTTGGCCTATGTGTATAAACTAATTAAAATTCAGAAAGACTTAGAATGTCTAGACCCAAACCAACTTTAATTGCCAGTCACCGAGAAGGTGACATTATGTATGAAGTATGCGAAGCAGATGCTGTGTATGCTGTGCTGTATCAAGGTCGGCCTATTATGATGAGAACACACAACCCTAATCTGCGTTACCAAGGCTACAAGTATGGTAGAGCAAGTTTTCCTGGACCAGGACATGCTATCAATCTAGCACAACGATTGAATGCAGCTCACAATACAGAAGACTTCACAGTAAGTGCTCTAACCTTAGGTAGAACCATTGAACTTGAATAAAACGCAATGTCATTGCAAACTGCTAGTAGCAATTTGGTAGTTTCAGATAATTTTTGTCAATCTGTTATAATAACAGAAATGGACACACAAACTTTGGGCTTCATTCATAAATAATCTTATGCAGCTGGTGCAATGCCAGTGCAAGCATAGAATCTGTCAAGTAGGCGCTGGAGAGCTACCCTACCGGGCCCTATGCGATAACTGCGGCTTGGATCCCCTGATCAAGGATTTACCTAAAGTAATGTTTTACTTTCAAAAGAGCACTTTTATTTTTGCAGTTTTTTCCGCCATAAAGTGCTTGCTTTTGTGTTACGAGATAAGTATAATAACAACATAAGCAGAGATCCTATGTTGCTTAGGAAACTCATAAAATGGAATTTGTAGAACAACAATACGCAGTAGTGAACCAAGTTGCTGGTGTCAGCAAAAATGGTGGTTCAATGATCACCGTGAACATGCGTGGTATAACAGATAATAAACATTATCACACTTATGTGGTCAAGACATACAAGAACAGTAAAAAATGGCAAGCAATTACAGAACGTCCGGCCCAGGGCCATATTGTGTATTTTAGTAACGGAAAACTGTCAGCAGCAAACCAAATTGATGCAGACTCAAAGCCAGAGATCCTTGTGAGTGCGCCTACTGTGGACATTCATGCAGTAGTTGATGAAGTGCATGGTCTTGCTCCCCGAAAGCGTAAACCTACACGAGCAGAGATCCTAAATGACTTTAAACAATTAGAAACAAAGATCATGGATCTGTTTGATTAATTGGCTAAATGTTATCTAACAGATATCATATATACTAATACAATACTCACACAAAACAATTATTAACTAACACACAAGGTTGGCCCACCGGATACAGGGGCTGTGGAAAAATCCAGGGTGATAGCTGGAGCACGAGACATGTTGAGAACGAACCCCATAGGGTGTAAATTGACATAGTATGAATTGTTAGCATACGAAAACACTGCGCTATAAAAACTTAAACACAAGGGACGAGGTTTAAGGTAGCATGAGAAATCATGTGATATCGTTATAGGTTGGGAAAGGACAGAACCCATTAGCATTACAGTGTCAAAACAAATACCTATACCAGAGACAGGTGCGGATGACGGGAAATCTTCAACTGAGACGGGACTTTAGTAGTCCCGTCTTGGCTAAGAATCTAGGAAATGATCTATTATGTTTCATACTAAACACTATAAGTTTTCGTGTTTACTACAACATATAAATTGATACCAAAAAAAGTTAGGGATATAACAACAACGAGTTGATAAACGAGTTGGTTATATCTCTTTAGGAGATACGCAGTAGATCCTAAAACAACAAAGCAATTTGATAAATGACATACTATGACTACAACAAATGGATAACGGTATCTACTACTGACGTATGTTATAGCACCCTAGCAGTAGCTACTCAGCACATCTACGCAATAATTACTATAGCAACAGCAATTTAAAGGAGTTATCAAATGGAACATACAATCATCACTAAACGCAAGCCGGGCCGTCCAAAGTTAGCCAACTCATTAAGCAATACAGAACGTCAACGTCGTTGGAGACTGCGTCAAAAAGAACGCAATGCTCAAATGTATAGTTTGTTGGTTCGGTTACTAAGTGAACGCAATATTAAAGCCTAAGTTCTACAGTAGTTGTAGCTGGGCTTATTGAGTCTGGTGTAAGTAACTTTGCAACCAAAAGATACCACAAGTTGATTTTGGTTGCTGTATGTGTGATTTACATAATATAATAGAAACTCTGTGGAGTTTCCGACCCTGAGCCTAAAAAACTCAGGGTTTCTTTTGACTATAAATACAGCACCTAACTACCTTAGGACTGTTTGTGTTACAGTAAAACGCACAGGAGCCAACTGCCAGTTACCGCCAAGTAACAAAGTGTTGGACTAAATACTTTGCAACGACAAACTGATAATAGGCGTTGTGACAATTATCTCCTGTTTAGAAACACCTCATGCTGTGAAGCACAGGTGTTTCGCCTTTTGTGCTAAATAACTGTATAGGAGATTGGCTGATATGAAAACACAACCTAACCGGGTGCTACACCCACCACACCCCACCACTTATGTGCAAATGGAGATCCTGGGTGAGCATGTAGATATTCAATGGTATCCAGAATCTATGATGAATGGGAACTACGGTAGTTGTCATACCGAAGATCGTGAAATACGAATCCGCAATAGTCTGGCTGCGCAACAGTGCTTAGATACACTCTTACACGAAGTTAATCATTACATTAGCGAGCGTTGTAACATTGATTTGACAGAGCATCAGGTGCATATATTGGGCATGGCCTGGGCCAATATATTTCAAGCAAACCCTGAACTGCTGGGCTTTATTGCTGAAAGGACCACAGAAGAAGATGAACGCAGAGTCAAACGATAAACCCTACAATAAACCTGGACCACAAACTGGACACACTGTTGAGATTGTCAAGCTGGGCATTGTGGTTGGTCGCAACAAGATTGCAGTGCCACCTGATGAAGTAGAGCATCAAGCCAGTTTAGGCTGCACTGATAGAGAAATAGCAAACTATTTTGGTGTCAAAGAAGACACGCTGCGGCGCCATTTTGCGGATTTTCTTGCAAAAGGCCGATACAACCTTAAAACTAGTTTACGTCAAGCACAACTCAGAGTAGCACTAGATGGCAATCCCACCATGCTGATTTGGCTGGGCAAAAATATATTACAACAAAACGATGCTGGTTCTGCCAGTGATGAAGTTCGTGCGCTACCCTGGACTGATGAAATGGATGATGTTGTAGAAGATGAAGAAGATTTGAATGAAACCACCAATGAAGATACAGAATAATGAAACTTACCAGCTAAACGCACAAGTAACCTGGCTTGAGCCAGATCTTGTGCAGCTAAAGTTTGTCACTGTGGATCAAGGACTACGCGGCGCCGAAACACGCAATCTCAGCTATTTTATGACGCCAGCTGAACTGATGCTGTTGGCTGATTACATCAATGACTGCTTGTGCAGATAAAGGAACTCTGATGAAAAACGTAATTTATACACCTGACGCAAACCCAGCTGTTTACTGTGAACTACACTCTGATGCTGCCGTAACTGCATTAGCCGAGTCTGGCATTGCCTACAGCGTTGAACAAGAAAATACAGCAGCTGAATGCATTTCATGTATGCGGTTGGATAGTCAAATAGCAATTTTTGTTGCAAACTCTATTATAAACAACGCTGCTGAGTAATGGCTCTTAGTGTAAAGCAACAATTAATCGCAGAAAGCAAAAGCCGCTTTAGAGTTGTGCTGGCTGGGCGTCGTGGTGGCAAAACATTCCTGGCCATGCGTGAAGTATGTCGCTTTGCAAGTAAACCCAACAGTATTGTGTGGATGCTGGCCAATAGCCGTCAACAGATTAAGAGCTTAGTGTGGACCAAGTTAAAAAAGAAACTGAGCAAACTCAATTGGATTCTGTCAACCAATGAAAGTGAACTCAGTATAATTCTTAAGAACAACAGCTTGATCTGTTTAAAAAGTGCAGAGCAAGGTGATAACTTGCGTGGTGAAAGCCTAGACTTTGTGTGTATAGATGAGTTTTGTGACATTGATTTAGACGAGATCTTTCATCAGATTATTCGTCCTGCACTCAGTGACAAGAAAGGACATGCACTGTTCACCGGCACACCTAAAGCAGGCAATCAAGCTGCACGTGACTTGTATGACAATCATTTAACTAAAAAGAATTGGGCCAGTTTTAGTTACAGCACAGCCGAAGGTGGCTTTGTTGATGAGGAAGAAATTGAACAAGCACGACAGGATCTTAGTCCCAAAGTGTTTAGTCAAGAATATCTAGCAAACTGGGAAAACTTTGCTGGAGTTATTTTTGGAGACTTTGGCTCACACAACATTCGTGAAGTGCGCAAGCCTGGTCCAAATGAACCCATATTGGTGGGCATGGACTTTAACGTTACGCCAATGAGTGTAGTGTTGGGTCGACAAATACCAAATGGCGTTGAGATTTATGATGAGATCTACCTTGAGAATTCAAACACCACAGAGATCATCTCTGAGATACGTAGTCGCTATCCTGCCAATCCTATTGTGGTATTTCCAGACCCAGCTGGTGTGCAACGTAAAAGTAGTGCTGGTGGCAACACTGACATCAAGTTACTAGAGATAGCAGGCTTTCAAACACGATATCACCGCCAGCATCCGTTAGTGCGTGATCGTATCAACAGTGGCAACAGTTTGTTCTTTCTGCGTGAGGATGGTAGCACTCGTTTCTACATTGATCCCAGCTGTAAGAAAACTATTGCTTGTTTAAAGAACTGGGCCTACAAGCCAGACACAATGACTCCAGATAAGAACTCTGGATTTGACCACGGATGCGATGCGCTGACATATATGTTGCAATTCTTATATCCAATCAACAAAACTGTAGCAGCAAGTGCGCCACAAAGATTTGGACACAGCCTTGCTAAATAAAACAATATAAAAGGACCCATATTATGGATCAAATAATTTCTACTGACTATGCCAGCGCAGCAGGCAGCAACACAATCTATAATAGACATCGTGCAAGATGGGCGTTTCTGTTAGATAGTTACATGGGCGGCATGCAGTATCAGAATGGCAGCTACCTAACTCGCTATCAATTGGAGACAGAAGCTGAATACGCTGCACGTCTACAAATTACACCGCTAGACAATCAAGTGCGCAGTATCATTGCCACTTACATCAGCTTTTTGTTTAGAGTGAACCCTACACGTGACTTGGGCAGCTTAGAATCTGAAATCACTGTGGGAGACTTCTTAAAAGACTGCGATTGGGAAGGACGTGACTTAGATGCGTTCATGAAGCAGGCAGCAATTTACGCCAACATTTTTGGACATACCTGGATTGTAATGAGCAAGCCAGATGTAGGTGCTATTACAAGAGCAGATGAAATTGCAGCAGGCGTGCGTCCATATTTAAACATGATGACTCCACTAGTGGTTACTGATTGGAAATGGACACGCAAACTTAATGGCAGTTATGAACTCAGCTATCTAAAATATGTAGAAGATTCAAACGGTAGTGTCAGTGTTATCAAAGAATGGACACCTACAACTGTTGTTACAACTACTGTGAATCACGAAGGTGAAACCATTACTGACCGTCTTGAAGAACTTAACGGATTGGGCCGTGTGCCAGCTGTTTGCTTGTATGCACACACATCAAGCGTTCGTGGATTAGGTCTTAGCACAGTGAATGACATTGCTGACACACAGCGTCTGATTTACAATTTAACCAGTGAAGCAGAACAAGGCATTCGTTTAGGCTCACACCCTAGCTTGGTGGCCACAGCTGATACCAACGTGGGTTCTGGTGCTGGTGCGCTAATTCACATGCCACAAAACTTAGATCCTGCTCTCAAGCCATACGTGCTAGAGTTTACAGGACAAGAAGTAAGTTCAGTTTACACAGCTATCACTAACCTGGTCAGCAGTATTGACAAAATGGCCAACACAGGCAGCATCCGTGCAACAGAATCACAAGTGATGAGTGGCGTCAGCCGGGAAGTAGAGTTTCAATTGCTAAATGCACGTCTAAGCGAACAAGCTGACAACATTGAATTGGCTGAAGAACAACTATGGAAACTGTTTGCTGAGTATCAAGGTCAAATCTGGACAGGCGAAATCAAATATCCAGACAGTTTTGCAGTGCGTGACACAGACAACGAATTAGACCAAAAGTTACGTGCATACGGCACAGTTGCTACGCCTGCATTTAGAACAGCCATTGAGCATGAAATTGCTGAACTGTTGGATCTAGACTTAGAAGAAACTGTAGTAGCTGAGTTGGAAGCGCATCCAGTGACCACTGTGTCTGATCGTAGTGCTCATATTCAAACTATGATCATGGAAGGTTACACAGATGCAGAAATCTTAGTAATACATGCTGAAATCTCACAAGCTGACATTACAGCAGCCAAACAAGATCTGTTGAATTTAAGCAATAACGGAACCAACGCAGCAGATCAGGACTAAATAGATTACTGATATCATAGAGATATCACCTTAACCCACTCCCCAAGGAGGCGAGCTTACAATGAGCGATACAAACATTGGCAATGCTGAGACTACTGAGGTCTCAACTGAAACTACAACTCAGGTAGACAAATCTTATTCACAACGCGAAGTTGATGACATGATGGCACGTATGAAGTCCAGCCTAAGCAAGAAATTGCTGAAGCCATATGAAGACTTAGGCGATCCAGAAGTTATCCGTAATGTGCTGACCACTCACCAACAACGTGAGCAAGAGACTGCACTCAAGCGTGGCGAATTTGATCGAGTGATGAGTGAATTTGGCTCCAAGAAGGATGCTGAAATTCAGAAACGAGACGCGATTATTCGTGAGTTCAAAGTGGAACAACCACTGTTGAGTTTGGCTTCGCAGTATCGTAGCGTGAATCCTGAGCAGGTCAAGCAGTTGCTTAAACCAGCTGTAAGATTGAATGCTGAAGGTGAAGTAGAAGTGATTGACACCAAAACCGGTAGCGTCAGGTATGACGACTCAGGATCTCCACTAAGCGTGGACAAATATGTCAAAGAGTTCTTGGATGCCAATCCGCACTTTACTTCAGCAACACCCGCTACCACAAATACGCAAAGCAATGTAAACAACAGCGGCACTGGTGCCATTGATTTGAAGTCATTGGATTTGACTCGTCCCGAGCATCGCAAAATTTATGCCGAAGCAAGACGCAACGGCCGCATCTAATTTAAAGGTAAAATAAAATGGCTTTCAATACAGCATATGACTTAGCTGGCTTCATGGTTAACACCAAAGCAGCAGCAGTTTACGCCGCACAAGAATCTTCATTGTTCTTGGGTGGTTTAATGATTCCACAAATTCAGGTTCCTGCAGGTTCCATCGCAGCACAGTTGCCACTAATGGGCGCTGTAACAGCACAAAAGTTGACAAGCGCCTCTCACGACGCTGATGACTTCAACGCTTTAGGTATCACTAGCACAAACAAAGTAATCACCAGCAACATCTACGCTGCTCGTGACGTTGTTCGTGACCTGGGTGGTATTGACCCTAACGAATTGGGCCGTGTGTTGGGTAATGCAGTTAGTGCAGCATTCGACAAAGACTGTGTTGCCGCTATGAGTGGCTTGACATCTAGTGCTGACACAGGCACATTGACAGTTAACGCAATTTTTGACGCAGTTGCTCAGATCCGCGGTGCTGGTGAAACAGGTCAGTTGTATGGCATCCTTGGTGCTGCTGCTGCTGCTGAACTGATGAAAGTTGTTGGCTCACAAGCCTACGCTGGTTCTAACGCACAAAACGAAGCCCTGTTGAACGGTTTCATTGGTCAAATTGGTGGTGTTCGTTTCTACCAAAGCGCATTTGCAACAGCCGCTGTTTCTGGCGTGACTGGTTTCAAAGGTGCAATCTTTGGTGTTGATGCATTCCGTATCGCTATGTTCAAGAACGTTGATCTTGAAGTTGCTCGCCGTGCAGCCGCTGTTGGTAACGACATTGTTGCCAGCTTGCACGCTGGTGTTGGCATTGTTGACGCTGCTCGCGGTGTCAAGCTAGTTGACGCAGCTTAATAGTTAAGGAGCAATCACGATGACTTTCATTATTTCTGGTGCAACTTTTAGAAGTTTTGCCACCTATCAAGATGTAGTTGATCGTGATCAGCGCCTATTTGAAGCTAACGAGGGGCTTGATGATGCTACCGTTGAGGATATGTTGATTCGCACTAGTCAACGTATCCTGTCTAAGATCCGTGCTACAGATTGGTGGAGAGATTACCAATTCAAGCGCAATCCAGGCTTAAACAACGATGTGCGTCGAGTTCCAGAAGTTAATGCTTTGTTAATTAAGAGTCGCCAAAATGATTTCACAGATTTATGTGTATATCAAGCAATGGAGGAATACATTCTTCCTAAAGTTGCAGATTTTGGCAATGAGGCTAGTGCAGAACGTCAGAAGATTCTGTTTTATACAGAAAAGAATTCTGCACTATTCCGTGAGTTAATTGAAGCAGGTGACTGGTATGATTTTGATGGTGACAATGTAATTGAAACCACAGAAAAACAACCTGTCAAGCTGAACCTGGTGCGTATTCGATGAGAACAGAACTATTGGCCTATCTCTCAGCAAACTTGTCTGGCACAATCAAATGTGCTAGCGAGTTGCCCTGGGCGCAAGGCGATATTGTGCTATATCGTCAGAATATGAAACGTGTTTATCTTGATGAACCACAGACTTCGCAAGAAGCATTTGTTGAAACGTTAGGAGCTCTGGACCTTGCTAGAACAACTACCACAGTAAATGGATATCTTGCTGTAGATGCTAAGAATAAACCCGCTGATTTAGAATCAGCATTGGTAATTATTAAGAATGCAAAAGATATGAGTAGCATGTCAAATGTTTTTAGAAAAGAATTTGACTACTCTACTGAGATTGACAAAGATGTCATGATTTATACTTTCGAGTATAGATTCTCAACAATCAATTAAGGAAACGAACATGGCGTATATTAACGCAACAACACAACAAAATTGGGTTAAACTTGTTCTTATTAAGTATGATGCAACTGCTCACGCAACATTGACAGGTAGTGATTTCTACTCTGCCGTTGATGCTGGCACAGGTGCTCTAACATTAGTAAGCGGTGCAATCGAATTAACCGGGTTACAAGACGTAACCATCAACAACGCTAACGGTTCATTCCGTTGGAAAACATTGAGCCAACAAGGTGAGAGCGTTATCACCACTGTTTCTACAAACAGCCTAAGCGGCAACTTTGTATTGGATCCAGCATTGTTCTTCGGAACAACTCCAGGCACCAACACAACTATTGCAACTGGTGGTATTTTTGGTTACAGTAACAACCGCATTCAGGTGGCATTTATGGTTGCTCCATCGGGTGCAACTATAAGTCAAACTCCTGACAACTACTTGATCATGGGCAATGGTTTCGTATCTAGCTTGGCACCAAAAGTGTCTGCTGATAGCCCAGTTTGGGTATCGCCTGTTACAATTGAAGTCAACGGTGACTATACATTGGCAGCTATCGCTTAATCAATCACAAGTTGAACAAGCAAAAGAGGATCTCAGGGTCCTCTTTTTTTTATGACTAAATAAAGTATCACCTTAGGAGGTAGATATGATTTTTGATAAGTTAGAGCTGCACGATATTTTAAAGAGCATGGAAGCTGAAGCTGCCAAAACAATCTCTGAACTAAAATGCGCTCGTAAAGATTTAGAACAAACAGACGCAAGACTGCGTTTCGTTCTAAGTGCTATTCATTACCTAAAAGATAAGATTGGAAAATAAGATATGGACATCGCAAAAGTAGCAAAAAAACCCGAATTACTAAAAATGGTTCTCGATGATGAAAAGATCGTCAAAGAGTATGGGGAACCTATTGAGTTTTATATGTATGATAGTGTTGATATCCATACATACTTTGACTTTTATCGTGCTCAGCAAGATCAGAGCGGCACACAACTAAATGCGTTAATGAGAAAGATTATTGTCAGTGTGGATGGCAAGCCAGTTATTGGTGATGAAGAAATGCTACCCATTGATATTGTATTTGAGGCCTTGATTAAGATCAATGAAAACTTGGGAAAGTCAAAGACCAAGCCATCGACAGCTCAGACTGGCAATCAGTAAAATTGATTACCATTGGGGCATTG